GGGATTTGATCGCCAAGGCGCTTTGACGCGATAGGCAATGCCTGCTTGAACGCCATCGCCGGAATTTCGATCATGCCGCTTGCATCAAACGTGCTTTTTTCGCGCCACGTGCGGGCCTCGTATTCGTCGGGGCGTTCCTTGTCGAGTTTCGGTGTGTCGTGCATCCGGCTTTGGCTGTAGGGCGTGATGCCTACGATATGGACGGTGACTTGGCGCATTGTGTTTATCCTCTCAGGTTAGGTTGTTGCGATGCGGTGCGGGGCGGAGCGGAGCGGGGGTAAATTGCCAAAAGAAACGTTGCGTTGAGTTGCGGGGCGTGGCGCTGCGAAGCTACGCGATGCGGCGGAAATTCATTCGTCTGTCTCCTCTAGCACTTTCCGCAGATCGGCAATCGCATCGGACTTGGTATCGCCAATGCCGACCGGGCTGGCATCGCCCAATTCGGAAAGCCAAGCCAACCAGATTGAGCCGATAGGCGTGTCTGTAATTGTGGTTGCGATGTTCATTCCGCGGCCTCCGGGTAGCCCCGCTCCCGCAGGCGCTTGTTGATTATCGCAACGCATTGCTCGGTGATGTTGGCGCACTTGCCTTCTGCAAGGTCCACGCGGAGCACAAAGGCATCCTGCCCGGTTGCGCGTTCCGCTTCGCCCAGCCAATCGGCGGCATCTTCAACGTCGGTGATGAGATGGGCGGCGAAGTCAAGGCTACTGTCGCGGCCAAGGCCGAACTGGCCCAAAACGACATAGAGGGTGTCTGGCAGGGTCATTGCGTCACCGCCAGAAACAACCAAAGCGCGGCGAAGAACCCGGCAACGAGCAGCGCATCCGACAGATACACCCGGCGCGGCGGCTTGGCGTCCTGCAAAAGCGCGTGCCGCTGAAACCCCATCACGATGCGGGCAAGTTCCACGTCTGTCGGTGAACCGAGCAGCAGCAGCGTGTTGCACGCGGCCCGCAACTCTTCGGGGCTTACCGTCTCACGGCGCAGCGTGGCGCGGGCATCGGCCAGCCCGGTTTCATTGCGGGGGAATGTGACTACGGCCCCCATGTTAGCGGCCCGCCGTGTCGGTCAGGTCTGCCAGATAGCGGACGGCAACCGGGGTTTTCAGCGAGACGCGCGGCGCAGGGGCGCGGCGGTACGCGACCAGATCAGCAACGCGCAGAACGCCCGCAAGCTGGTGTACGATGAAGTCAGGGTGTTGCATTGTTTCCTCCGAAACGGGCGGCTTGCGCCCTGTTGTGCCGCGCGGGCTTATGCGACCCGCCACACGCGAACGCCGCCTTCGACTGTGCGCGTCCTGAATGTGCGGTCAGAGATTTTGCCAGCACTTCCCGCCGCAGCGCCCACTTGTGGGCGCGTGCGATCTTTCACTAGAAAGCTGTCGCCGATTTCCATTTGGAGAAATGGGTAGATGGGTTTGGCTCCGGCTGTTGTCACAAGCGGAACGTTCTTCTCGATTACATATTTGCTGGTCACGTTCTTCCCTCTGGTGTGGTGGCAAGGCGGCTCATGTGACGCGCCCTGTGAGGGAGAATATGCCTGACAGTCATAGCACTGTCAATGCCTATTAGGAATAATTTGCATGACCGCAAAGGTGGCTTGCGCTTAGGCGCGATTCGCTTAAAGTTGTATCGTTGCTTTGGGGGGGGGTATGCAGGAATTGATCTTGGCGCTGAGCAAGCGCGAATTGTGGGCCTTGCTAGTCGTGCTAGAGGCTACTCGCGACGGCCAGCCATTGACTCCAACACCACAGCAGCCGCTTCGGCGCGCGCCGGGTCGTCAATAGCTTGAAGAGCGGCCAGGACGCGCAGGCGCAGACCGGACGTGTGGAACAAGTCGGCTGGGTCGCACTTTAGGGCGTCCGCAATCCGCAGAATCATGCTGAGGGTGGGGTTGCCCACGCCCTTTTCGATCTTCGATATGGTCGCTTGGTTGGCCCCGACCATTTCCGCAAGCTGCGTTTGGGTCAGGCCCCGCGAGTCTCGGATGCGCGCCAGATTCTTCATGACCAGAGTATGCCGCGCAGGAATATGTGACGCCACAACTAGCTGGGCATAATTTTCGCGCGTCCGCACTGCTTTGGGGTTGCAAGGCAAATGCCTGTCAGGCATAGTGCTAAGCATGATAACACTCACCGACCATCTTCGCGGCACGGGCGAGACGCAAACCAGCTTTGCTAAGCGCATTGACGTGCATCAGGGAACAATCTCCAAGCTGTGCGCGGGTAAGGCCCCAAGTCTGGGCCTTGCGCTGAAAATCGAACGAGAGACGGGCGGCGCTGTACCCGTCGCGGCGTGGGCAAGTTCACTCAATACCTCACATGGGGACACCTTAGCTGATCGTCAAGATCAGGCTGCCTTGGCGCAAGGGGCAGCGGAATGACCGAGCAACGATGCACGCGTTGCGGATGCACGGCTGTCCGCCGCTTTACTTGGGTGAACGACGCAGGTTCCGGCATCGGGGGCGGGCTGCAGGGTGGCCCCATGTGCGAAGCCTGTATGCAATCCGTGTGGAATACACTGGAACGCTACCCCAATGCGCGGGAAACCGTGACGATCTGGCCGCTTGGTGGGGTGGCAGCATGACCGACGTTGTTCCCTTCGCCGTCTTGTCTTCGGACGGCCAGTCATTCCGCCTGAGCGCGGGGGCATGGTCCGGGACGTACCGGATTGATCAGCTTGAGGGCGAACTCGCCTTCTATCGCCGTATGCGGGACCGGAACGGCGGCAAGCAAGCCCGGTTTTACGAGGCGACCGTTCGCGCGCTGGAAAAAATGCAGGTGCGCGCATGAAGCTGCGCGTCCTGGACCTTTTCAGCGGCGCGGGCGGCATGAGCCTTGGGCTTGAACGCACCGGCCAATTTCAAACGCTGGCCTTCTGCGAAATCGAACCATACGCCCGCAGCGTGCTGGCAAGGCACTGGCCCGGAGTCCCCTGCTATGACGATGTGGAAACTGCCGACTTTGCATCTGTCGGACCCGTGGACTTGGTTACGGCGGGCTTCCCGTGCCAAGACATCTCATTCGCTGGCAAAGGTGCCGGATTATCCGGGGATCGTTCTGGCTTATTCTGGCATATCCTTCGAGCCGTTTGCCTGGTGGGACAGCCGAGAATTTTGTTGGAGAACGTGGCAGGACTCCTTGTTCGAGGAATGCCCGAAGTATGCGGGGCCTTGGCCGAGGTCGGGCATGATGCGGAGTGGCATTGCATACCAGCGCGCGCCGTTGGTGCCCCGCACAACCGGGACCGCCTCTGGATACTTACCGACCCCCAGCGGAACGAGCAACCACGGCAAGAACCACGTGTCGGGGCGTTTGGACGAATGGGGCGGGTCGAGCAATCCGTGGCGTGGGACGGAGGTTGGGAGGCTGCACTGTCCGCGCTTCGAGGAATGGATGATGGGCTATCCAGATCGGTGGACCGAACTGACCTGATGCGCAATGCGGTTGTGCCGCAGGTGGTTGAAGGCATTGGCCGCGCCATCCTTCAAGCGGAGGCCCGCGCATGATCCGCCGCTTCCTGTCCATATTCCGCCGCCCGCATGTGGAAACCATCATTGCCCGCCGTGCTGTCCGCGTCTGCAACCGCGATGCGCAAGCCGTGGCTCGATATGAGGCCGTGCATCGGGCGCTGGCACGGGGGCGGAAATAATGGGTAAGCGCAGCAGCTTTGCCCGTGTCGAGCGGGATTTTTACCCGACGCCGCGTGAGGCCGTGGTCCCGCTGTTGCCGCACATTCGACATGGGGCGACGTTCGCGGAGCCATGCGCGGGCGACCTCGCGCTGATCTGGGCGCTTGAGGCGGTGGGCATGACCTGCCATGATGCGCTGGATATAGAGCCGCGCAACGCCTGGGTTTATCAGCAAGACGCGCTGGATTGGCATTGCGATCCGCACATAGATTATATCATCACCAACCCGCCTTGGGACCGTTCAATTCTCCACCCGATGATACAGCACTTTGCCCGCCAGCGCCCGACTTGGCTGCTGTTTGACGCGGACTGGATGCACACCAAACAATCCGCCCCATTCATGCCGCTTCTGCGCGCCGTTGTTTCGGTTGGCCGGGTCAAGTGGATTCCCGACAGCAAGATGACAGGCAAGGATAACTGCGCGTGGTATCACTTTGCGCCCGGAGATAGCCCTACCGTTTTTCATGGGCGGTCTGCATGAGAGCCGCCAAAGCCGACATCAACCAACCGGAAATCGTCGCGGCCCTTCGCAAGGTGGGCTGCTGCGTCATGCACATGCACACCCTGGGCAAAGGCGTGCCGGACATACTCGTTGCCCGCCGTGGCAGGCTTTGGCTTGTCGAAGTGAAGGGGCCGAAGGGCAAGCTGACGCCGGATCAGGAAGTGTTTCACGCGGCTTGGCCGGTGCATGTCGTCCGGTCGGTAGATGATGCAATCAAGCTGGTAGGTGCGGCATGATAATGACACCCGCCGATATTGCCGCCGCAGAGGCAATCCGCTTTCCCGACGCGGGAATCCGTAAAATCGTCCGCGCCGTAGCAGCGACAAGCGGCGTGGATATAGACCGCATTTTAAGCGCAAGCCGCGTGGCGTCCGTTGTAATGGCCCGTGATCTGGTTTGCTACATGGCGCACAGGGAAGGCTATTCAATGGAGCGCATTGGCCGCTCCATTGGCGGGCGGGACCATACGACCATCGGCACCGCCATTGCGCGCGAAAAAGCGAGGCGCGGCGAGTGAGTGGATTTTACAAGATGGACCCCGCCGCGTGGGATTTTGGCACTGCCGATCTGAGCCTAGAGGAAGAGGCCGCATATCTGCGAATCGTCAATGCTATTCACAAGCATGATGGCCCGGTGCCGAACAATGACCGCGTGCTGGCGGGCCTCTTTCGGTCATCTACCCGCAAGGCGCGGGCGCTTCTAGACGCGCTGGTTGCGGCGGGAAAAGTGGTGATCGAGGACGGCAAAATCTGGAACGAACGAGCGCGTTCAGACTTGGTTCAGCGTCAACTCACGTCAGGTTCAGCCGCAGTTCGAGGGTCGAAAGGTGGACGAAAGCGCGCTGAAATGGCCGCTAAGTCATTGGAAGATAACGATGCGCCGCAAGCTAATGCTTCAAGCAGAATAGAAGAGAATAGAATAGAAAAGAGAGAAGCTAAAGCTTCTCCACAAAAAGGCCGGGGCAGCAGAATTGCAGACGATTGGGTTTTGCCGATGGTCTGGGGGCAATGGGCTGTCGCTGAGGGCTTGCCCCCTGAAATCGTCAGGGCCGAGGCGGACAAGTTCAAGGATTACTGGACGGCCAAATCCGGGCGGGATGCCACGAAAGCGGATTGGCAGGCGACTTGGCGGAATTGGGTTCGCATGGCTTTGGAGCGGCAACCTAAATCATTTGGAGGTCACAATGGGAACGGAAGTCACAAATCTGCCGCCGACAATCCAACTTTACGGGCAATCGCTAGAGCCGCAAGCGCGTTTGAAGCATCGCCTGTGGATTGGCCTGCGAGTCGAAGCCTTGCTTGACGGGTACTGGCAAAACCGCCCGGACGAATCCGTGAAAGCGGAAATTGTCGGTGATTGGATTGACGGGCTGGAAGCGTTCACGCCAAAGGAAATCCGCGATGCTTGCCGGGCTTGGCTGCGCGACCATCCCCGGCAAAAGCCGAATGTCGGTGATGTCCGGGCGCTGGTGCAGGCCGAGCGGGGAAGGGCGATAGCCGTGTATCGCGCTAGCTTGCCGCCGCCAAAGGAACGGGAACTTGCGCCCGTCGAAGAACGCCGCGCGTCCGCCGAACGTATTCTAAGCCAAATCTGGAGGGCATGATGGAACATCCGCTTCGCAATATCGAAATTTGCGTCTTTCAGCGCATTGAAGGCACCGGGCCTGCCTTCATTGCCAAGTTTGAACCGTTCAAGGAATACCCGATTTTCTTCACCGGCGCGACAGCAGACGCCGCCCGTCAATCGGCCCGCGATTTTGCTGATGACGCCGTAGCAAAGAATGAGGCGGCGTTCCTTGTCCGCCAAGCCGCAATAGATAAAGCCCGTGCTGCCCGCGCGGCGAAAAAGGAAGCCGCAGCATGACATTCCAAACCCGCACCATCGAAAAGCGCACGGGCACGCACTGGGGCGATGATCGGTCTCACATAAACCGCATCACCTTGGGTGCAGAGCCGTGGGATAAACCGGAACTCAAACCGGAACTTAAACCGGAACACCAGCGGCCCGCACCCGGCAGGTTTGAAGCCATATCGGTGCGGACCCCGACCGTTGCAAACGTGAAAGATGAGCAACCCGATAGGTTTGCAGAATGGGAGGAAGATTTTCTGGCGGATGAATGGAAAGACCTCTGCCGCGATGAGGGCCATATTGCAAAGCCACCGGCAAGCGTGGCGCGGCAGCGGGAGGCGGCGAAGCTGGGCGCTGCAAAGCGATTGCCGCAAACGTCGCGGATAATGGTCGATCTTTTGGAACGCCTGCGTCACGGCGATATTCGCCGCAGCAAGCTGTTCGATAGTAATCTTGGGGGAAATGTTGCGGTGCATCGGCGGCGCGCTTTTGAAATGGGGTGGATCAAGGGCGGGCCGCAACCTGATGCGCTAATCAGCCTCACGGCGGCAGGATACAAGGCATTGGCAGCAATGCGGGGGGTGACGGAATGAGCCATTACGCCTTGCCCGAAGGCAACGTCCAGATCGCGTTCAGCGGCGGCCGCACATCGGCTTACATGCTGCACCACATTCTGGAAGCTAACGGCGGGCTTCCAGATCGGGCAAATGTCGTCTTTGCCAATACGGGCCGCGAAATGCCCGAAACGCTAGACTTTGTGCAGGAGTGCAGCGACCGCTGGTCGGTGCCGATTGTATGGGTGGAGTTTGAACGGTCGGGCGAAGCTGGCGCGCGTTTCCGGCAGGTGTCGCATAATAGCGCCGCGCGCAATGGTGAGCCGTTCGTTGACCTGATCCGGCAGCGCGGGATCGTTCCAAATCAACAGGCGCGGTTCTGCACATCTGATTTGAAACTTCGCCCTACACGCGATTACCTGCGGTCAATCGGCTGGGACCATTGGCAGGCGGCAGTTGGCATCAGGGCGGACGAAGCGGGACGTGTCGATAGAACCCCGCAGCGTGAACGCTGGCAACGGTGGTATCCGCTGGCCGATGCGGGCGTATCAAAGCGCGACGTTATGGCGTTTTGGCAGCGCCAGCCGTTTGACCTTCGCCTCTCCAACATCGGCGGCAAAACTCCGCTTGGCAACTGTGACGGCTGCTTTCTGAAATCAGAGGCCAATATCGCCGCGTTGGCCCGCGATTACCCCGATCGGCATCAATGGTGGCAGGACATGGAGGACATGGTGTCTGAATGGACTCTTGGGATGGGCGCGCGGTTCCGCAAGGAATACAGCCGCCGTGAAATCCGCTGGATGGTGGACAACCAAGGCGACTGGATTTTTGACGCGCCAGAGGCTTTGTGCCAAGCCAGCGGCGGGGAGTGCATGGCATGACCCAAAGCCACACTGTCCGTATATGGATTGCCGGGGATTATCAGGACGCCTTGCGGTGCGTCCGCGCCTTCTGCGCCAATGAAGGCGCGTGCTTTGCGGTGCAGCCGGTCGAATACGTCTACACGGGCGGGCAAGAGTCGGGCGTCTGCGTGACGCTGATTAACTACGCGCGATTCCCGTCCACACCGGACGACTTGAACAATAAGGCCCGCAGGCTTGCCGCCGATCTGTGTGCGGACCTGTTCCAGCAGAGTTATTCGATTGAAGGCCCGTCGGCAACCGAATGGGTATCACAAAGGAGAATCGAATGAGGCGCGTTCTTCCTTCCCGCCGTCCCTGCATCACCGTGAACGCAGAATACAACGGTATGCCCCTTGTCGTGACCATCGGTGTTGACCCGGCAACCGGCGCGGCGATGGAGGTCTTTGCCCACGGGCCAAGGTACGGCGCAGACCTGACGCGGATAATGGACGACCATTGCACGATTGCCAGCCATGCGATGCAACGCGGGGCATTGCCCGAAGAACTGGCGAAGGCTTGCGGCACTGTGCCGGTGATAGAGGACGGCCAGGAATCGACCGCCCCGGCATCGGCAATCGGTGTGGTTATGGACGCGGTGAACCGCTTGCCGGAGCATGTGAAATGGATTGAAGAACAGCACGCCAAATGGCTCAAGGAGCGCGGGCGATGATGCACAAGGCAATCACCTTGGACGTACCCATAGCCCCCACATGGCTGATGCTCAAGGTTCGTAGCAACTGCGAGGTTATGACGCGCGAAGCGTTGAAGGAATGGGGCGTGGAGAGTTTCTTTCCGGGGCGACTTGTGCAGCGTCACAGATTCGGCAGAACAAGGACGATTGAGCGCGCCGAAGTCACAGGCTATGTGTTCGCCAAGTTCGACCGCGTGCCGCTGGTCGATAACATGCGGGAACGGCTCAAAGGCTTCTACGGCTTTGTGACCTGCAACGGCTGTATCGTGACGGTCCCGCGCCCGATTATCCAGCGGTTGCACGGGCTATCGGTCGAGGCGCAAGAATTGGAAGCGGCACGGCTGGAAATGCTGCGCGTCAAGGAAGGCGACACAGCCCGGTTTCTGACAGGCGCGCTTGCGGGTCATACCGTCGAGGTCAAGACCATCGGCAGCGTGGTGACGGTGCTGCTGAACGGGCGGGCAATCAAGACGGACTTGTCTTCGCTGGAACGGGTTGACGTTCCCGATCTGTTGCGGTAATGTATTCGGTATGTCTCGGAACGGTGTGTAACCTTAGCTGCGTGACATAGGCGCGCGCAACGTAGGCCCACCGGGCAACGCAAAATCCCGTCACGGGTATGCGATTGTCATTATGGGGTTATATTGCCGCTTTCTGGCGGTGCCTGAGCGGTCGGCGCAAACGCCGTTCAGGCACCCCCAGAGCGCGGACCCGGCGTAGCCTCAGCGGTAGAGGCCATTGCGGTCGCGGGTTCGATTCCCGCCGTCTGGACTGCGTTCGCTGCTTTCTGCCATGCCGCGAATACCTGCTGGCCTTATCTGGCGGGGAAAGCTGGCCAGCATCGCGTCATGGCCGAGCGCGGCGTCTACAGGGCATAGCCCGTGAGGTCGCCTATGCGGCCCGCTGCGTTCATTCAAAGCCGCTTTCTGGCGGGCAGTTCATGCCAGACTGCCCACCAGAGCGCGGCATCCTTCATAGACGCCACTCCCCCGTACAGGCACCGGATAGGCGCGCTCACTTCATGCGCCGAGGGTCGTCACTGTCTCAGACATACGCCTTCGGACAATAGGCCCCGGTCACAGGCAATCGCTCCTGGCCGGGTGCTGACCATACCGTTTAGCGTAGTGGTAGCGCGCTGGTCTCCAAAACCAGAGGCGAGGGTTCGATTCCCTCAGCGGGTGCCAATCCCCCCGTCACGTTTCTCACCGGGTCACTCGCCGCTCGGCATAGCGCCATGATGCGCAAGTCAACAGCCGGTGACGATGGGGGTCACGTTCACGGCTGAATCATGGACGGCGACACCTTCACCCCGACAGGGAGCCGCTAAGGCGGAATATCAAATGGCTGAACACACGCACGAATGGCGCGACAAAGAACCGCCGCAATGGAAGCGCACCCCAAACAGCTTTGGCCCGAGCAAATGGACCGAAACGGCGTTTATCACCCGCGTCTGTGATTGCGGCGCAGAGGTCCGCCATCTCGCATCCCGTGACCAGCACGAAAACACGCCGGAACTTTGGGCTGCTTGGTCTGCGAAGAAGTATGCGGAGGCCGCGTGATGGCTGAAACACAAACGCAATTTCCCGCCTATAAAACGGTGTTCGTTTCGGAACTGATCCCTTACGCCCGCAACAGCCGCACGCACAGCGAAGCGCAGGTTGCCAAGATTGCATCCAGCATTCGCGAGTTTGGGTTTCTCAATCCCGTCATCATCGACGGCGCGAACGGCATTGTCGCGGGGCATGGCCGCGTGTTGGCCGCGCAAAAGCTCAAGCTGACCACGCTGCCCTGCATTGAGGCGGCGCATCTCACCGAGGCGCAGAAGCGGGCTTACATCATTGCGGACAACCGGCTGGCGCTGGATGCCGGGTGGGACAACGAGATGCTCAAGGTGGAACTGGCCGACTTGCAGGCCGATGGGTTCAACTTGGAACTGACAGGCTTTGACCTGAGCGAGATTGCCGGGTTTCTGGACAAGACCGAGGGGCTGACCGACCCCGACGCAGTGCCGGACGTGCCGGTTGAGCCGGTGTCTGTGCTGGGCGATATTTGGGTAATGGGCAAGCACCGCATCGCCTGCGGGTCGTCGACGGACGCGCATACGGTCGAGGCTGTGCTGGCAGGCGTAAAGCCGCATCTGATGGTCACTGACCCGCCCTATGGGGTCGAGTATGACGCCAATTTCAGGAACGGTATCAAACGAGCCGATGGAAGCATCGTTTCAGCGCGGGCTGTTGGCAAGGTTCTGAACGACGACCGAGCCGACTGGTCGGAGGCATGGGCGCTGTTTCCAGGTGATGTGGCTTATGTTTGGCATGCAGGCCTGTTCGCCGGTCTGGTTGGTGAAAGTCTAATAGGAACTGGTTTTCAGCTTCGCTCGCAGATCATTTGGGCAAAGTCCAACTTTGCAATTGGACGTGGCGACTATCACTGGATGCATGAGCCGTGCTGGTACGCCGTCCGAAAAGGCGCAACGGGACACTATGGCGGCGACCGCAAGCAGACGACGCTCTGGCAGATACCAAAGCCCCAAAAGTCCGAAACGGGCCACAGCACGCAGAAGCCTATCGAGTGCATGAAGCGCCCGATTGAGAACAACAGCAGCCCCGGCCAGGCGGTCTATGAGCCGTTCAGCGGGTCAGGCACCACCATCATCGCGGGTGAAATGACCGCGCGTTGCGTCTACGCGGTGGAACTCAACCCGGCTTACGTCGACGTCGCCGTCACCCGATGGCAGGACTTCACCGGCCAAAAGGCTGTCTTGGAAGGCGACGGGCGCACATTCGAGGAACTAGCAGCGGAGCGCACCAATGCCCATGCCGCTGCATGAACCCACGCCGGAACTGCGCCAGATCGTGCAGCTTCACGCCACCATCGGTACGCGGCAAGACGACATTGCGACCATCGTCGGCGTCGACCCCAAGACGCTGCGCCTGCATTACCGTGAGGAACTTGACCTCGCATCGGCTAAGGCCAACGCCGCCATCGGTGGCGCGTTGTTCAACAAGGCCAAGGGCGGCGACACCACGGCGATGATATTCTGGATGAAGACGCGCGCTGGTTGGAAGGAAACCAGCACGCTGGAACATACGGGAGAGATGGTTCTCAACGTCACCATTGGCGGCGATGCCTGAGATTAACCTGACGTTTGTTCCCCGTGCGCCGTTCAAGGCATACCTGGAACGCGACGAACGCTGGGCTTGCATTGTAGCGCACCGCCGCGCGGGCAAGACCGTGGCCTGTGTGATGGACTTGGTAATCCGCGCGATCCGGCATAAGGGCCGTGAGCCGCGCTTTGCCTACATCGCACCGACGTATGGTCAGGCCAAGGACGTTGCTTGGTCCTATCTCAAGGAATACACGCAAGCCATTCCCGGCATGAAGGTGTCCGAGAGCGAATTGTCGGTGGTGTTTCCGCACAACGGGGCGCGCGTCCGCCTGTACGGAGCGGAAAACTACGACCGCCTGCGCGGCCTGTATCTGGACGGTGCCGTTGTGGACGAAGCCGGGGACCAAGACCCGCGCGCCTTTCCCGAGGTTATCCGCCCCGCATTGTCAGATCGGCAAGGCTGGGCAACCTTCATCGGCACGCCAAAAGGCCGGAATGAGTTCTACCGCATCTACGAACGGGCGAAGCAAACGGAAGGCTGGTTCTGGGGCAGCTTGCAGGCATCCCGCACCGGCTTGATTGCCCCGGCTGAATTGGCCGATGCCCGCGCGATGATGACGCCGGAACAATACAGCCAAGAATACGAGTGCAGCTTCCAAGCGGCCATTGTCGGCGCTTACTACGGGCGCGACATGGAAGCGGCAGAACCCCGCATCCGCCCGATAGCGCATGACAGAAGCGCCGACGTTTTTGCGTGCTGGGATTTGGGCATCGGCGATGCAATGGCCCTGTGGTTTGGTCAAGTGGTGGGCAAGGAAATCCATTGGCTCGAGTATTACGAGAGCAGCGGTTTCGGGCTTGACCATTACGTTGACTATGTGAAGTCGCGGCCCTTTCCGGTTCACTCGCATCTTCTGCCGCATGACGCAGATGCACGGGAATTGCAAACCGGGCAAAGCCGGATTGACTTCCTGCGGGGCAGGGGTCTGGATTGCCGGGTGGTCCCGCGCCACGGTGTCGATGAAGGCATCAGCGCGGTGCGGATGAAGTTCCCGCAGATGTGGTTTAACGAGACCGGCGAGAACATGGCGCGGGGCTTGGATTGCCTGCGGATGTATCGCGCCGAGTATGACGACAAGAACATGACCCTAAAGACGCGGCCCTTGCACGATTGGGCATCACACGGCGCGGACGCATTTCGCTGTGGCGTTATGGGATTGCAGCAAATTGCCCGCGTGACGGTGCCAAAGTTCAAGCCGCGCGCAGTGGTTTAAGGATAGCCCGATGCAAGACGAAGAAGCCCTGGACAGCACCGAACGGCTGGCCGCGCATGTTGCGGGGCTTGTCACGTCCGCCAAAGAATATCTGGATGAGCAGCAAAAGGCCCGCCAGACCGCGATGGAGTATTACGGCGGCGTGATGCTCGACTTCCCGGCAGACCCGCACAAGTCGGCTGTTGTCAGCATGGACGTGCGCGAAGCTATCAAGAAAATCATGCCGTCGATCATGCGGACGATTTTCGGCGGTGGCGATGTGGTGAAATACACGCCGAAGGGGCCGGAAGACGAGGAAGGCGCGCAACAGGCGACCGAGTATGTCAATGCGGTGTCTGTGCCGGAGTGCAATGCAGAGCGGGCGCTGCACGATGCCATTCACGACGCGCTATTGCTGAAAACGGGCATCCTGAAATGGTCGGCCTATCGCAAGCGCAAGGTTACGATTCAGGAATACACCAAGCAGCCGGATGAAGCGGTCATTGGCCTGTTTGACGACGAGTTGAACAGCATCACGAATTACAGCGAAAGCGAAGAAACCGATCAGCAGGTTTTGGCGCTTGACCCCAATGCGCGGCGGCACACCTTCAAGCTGCGCCGCATGGAAGAGACAATCACGCCGAAGATCGAAGCCGTGCCGCGTGGATCATTCCTGATCACCCCCGGCGCGGAAAGCATTGAGGATGCGGAACTGGTTGGCGAGGAAATGCTGATCACCCGGTCGGCCTTGGTGTCGATGGGGTACGACAAGGAGCTTGTCTGGCAAATCCCGACGTACGACGCCAAGGCGGAAGATGACGAAAGCCGGATGGGCGAGGATTACACCGAAACGCAGGCCGAAACCCGCAAGGCGCTTGAGACTGTCCAGATTTGGGAAGTGTATGTCCGCGTCGATATGGACGAGGACGGGATTGCGGAAGTCCATCGGATTGTTTTCGGCGATGGGGCGACGACAACCGACACCAAGTCGGAAGGGTCTTATGTGGTCCTTGGCTTGGAGCCGGTAGACGAGGCACCTTACGCCTCTGTGGTGATGGAACGCGACCCGCACCAGTTTGAAGGCCATAGCGTGTATGAAGACCTGCGCGATGTGCAGCGGGTCAAGACGGCGCTTCTTCGGCAAACGCTTGACAACCTGTATTCGCAGAACAACCCGCAACCGTATGTGGACTATAGCCGGGTGGAAAACCCCGAAGCCGTGATGAACGGCAAATTCG